TTCTTTTCTTTCATCATCATAAAAGGTTTTTATTTCATTAAATGTAAACCTTCTAAGCCAAATTGGTAAATTATAAACTGTAAAGTAATCATACCCACCTTTTCCATGGAATATGATGTTATGTATTTGAGTAAATATACTTTTTCTTACTTCGGGAGCATTATCCGACGTCAGGCCAAAAAAAGCTAAGTCCTATGGGGACTCTAACCTCCTCCCCGGAATCTACTTGCGCTACTAAATTTACATCTGGTTGTGTATCTTTAATATGATCCCTTAACGCTCTAGAATCAATAGCTAATAAATAATTATCTACAAATTCTCTAATATCCTTAGCTTCATCCTTACCATCAACTGATTGAATTATGTACTTTAATCTAGTAGATAATTCTGGAGATGCATCTTTATTAACTTTTTTAATATTTCGTTATCTTGTTGAAAATACACATTAACTTAAATAATTATTTTTAGATAATTTTAAGAGGACAATGT